AATGATGCTAGACGCTAAGAGAAAGCGTTTAGATGACGAAGATGCTATGAGAGACGCGCAGCGCAACATGGCATGGTTTGCCCTATTTGGCATGCTTCTATACCCCTTCTCAGTCGTATTATCGAGTCTTGTAGGCCTAGAGCAGGCTGCAAGTACTCTAGGTGATATGGCCCCCACATACTTTGTATCAGTAGCTGCTATCGTAGCAGCCTTCTATGGCAAAGAAGCCTTTAGTAAGAAAGAATAATGGCTACTGTAGAAAGTTTATCAACAGAAGTACAAATACTCAAGAGAGATGTGGACTCAATGTCCGCTCTCATGTCGAAACTTGACACCGCTATAGACAAGCTGTCTAATGTAGCAAACAGTTTGGATAAAGTCATCGCAGTTCACGAAAGCAAACTCAACAATCACGAAGAGACCGACGATAAATTATTTAGTCTGATCGAACAACGTCGCAAAGAAGCAACAGAGCAGTATGAAGTCTTGCACAAAAGGATCGGAACAATGAGCGACGAGTTTGAAAGTGAGCTCCGGCAATCTATGAAAGATATGGCCGAATCGATTAAAGATATGAAAGAAAAGGATGACGAACACCACAAAGAAATGGCGGAACGTCTTACCAAACTTGAAATGTGGAAGTGGTATGTCGTCGGGGCTGCTACTGTGGCTGGAATTATAGGATCATACGTACTCGAATATGTGGCTAAGTAGTTGACTTTATGGAGTTATAATCATATAATAGTATAGTGAATCTAAATGAGTAAATCTATACTATGTCTCTCTACATTGATATCAAGTACACCAATCTCCTAGCTCCTCGTCTGGAGCTATTCAAAATCAAGAACCACAATCCATTTACTGCCAATAGTAGATGTCCTCTTTGTGGTGACTCTAAGCAAAATAAATGGAAAGCTCGTGGATACTTCTTTACTAAGAAAGGAGGGGTATTCTATAAGTGTCATAACTGTGGTGAAAGCAGCTCGCTCGGTGGCCTCATAAAACAGCTCGACTCCTTTCTATTCAATCAGTATGCTATGGAGAGATATAAGGAAGGTACGCATGGTAAGAGCCATGCTAATGTCGCTAGTGTAATGGAATTCGTAAAGCCCGACTTCGAATCGAGAAAAGAGAAGTCCTTGCTTGACTCCCTGCTCGATCCAATAGATAATACAAGGGCTGAAGAATATGTAAGAGCGAGAGAGATCCCAGAACATAAGTGGAAGGATCTCTACTATATAGACGACATGCAGAAGCTAGAGCAGCTCAGTGAGAAGTACAAAGGTCGTATAATAGGTACGGAAGATAGATTAGTAATACCCTTCTATAATCGAGATAAAAAGTTTGTGGGCGTATCATGTCGAGCTCTGGGTGATGAGAGTTTGCGCTATGTTACAGTTCGCATAAATGATAATGAGCCTCTCGTTTACAACATAGATAAAGTAGACGTTAGCAAAGATGTTTATGTCACAGAAGGTCCTTTAGACAGTCTCTTCCTTGACAATGCTGTAGCGGCAGGAAGCAGTGATCTCAAAGCCGTGGCATCATCTGTTCCCAAAGACAAAATGGTGCTAGTATTCGACAATCAACCGAGAAATGTCGAGCTAGTAAAGCTAATGGTCAAGGCATCAGAGGCAGGATATAGAATGGTCATATGGCCTAAAAATATTGAAGAAAAAGATATTAACGAGATGATTCTAGCTGGCATCGCAGTTAAAGATATTATAAATCAAAATACATTTGAAAGTCTTGAACTGAAACTCCAGCTTGCTATGTGGAGAAGCATATGAAAAAACACGATAACGTCGAATATAGAATGGATAACAAACAATTCTACGAAAATACTATTCGAGAACTAAACAAGCAATTGTACGATGCCTACAAGCGCATTGCAGAATTGAACCATCAGCTTATAGAAGAAAGAGAACAAAATGGCAAAAACTGAATATCTCGGATTGCAAATTGATTATTCCCGCGACGATCTTTTTGATGAGCTAGGTCTTGCACGGCTGAGGGAAAGTTATATGAAAGATGAGGAGACGAGTCCTCAACAAAGATTTGCGTTTGTTAGTAGTCAGTTTGCAAGTAATCCCGAGCATGCGCAGCGATTATATGAGTACAGCAGTAAACATTGGTTGTCATATTCCACTCCTATTCTTTCTTATGGTCGTTCAAATAAAGGCATGCCTATCTCATGTTTTTTAAATTACATAAATGACACAGCAGAGGGTCTCGTTGAAAATCTTTCTGAAACAAATTGGCTTTCTATGCTTGGGGGTGGCGTTGGCATTGGTTTTGGTATCCGTTCCTCTGATGATAAGTCTGTTGGTGTTATGCCTCATCTCAAGACTTACGATGCATCGTGCCTCGCATATCGCCAAGGTCGCACTAGACGGGGCTCTTACGCTACTTATCTTGATATTTCTCACCCAGACGTTTTAATGTATCTGGAGATGAGAAAGCCTACTGGTGATCCAAATGTTCGCTGTCTGAATCTACATCATGGTATTAACATCCCTGATCGATTCATGGAACTCATTGAGCGATGTATGACCGATCCTAACGCAGATGATGGGTGGAATCTTATTGACCCTCACTCAGGTGCAATAAGAGAGACAGTATCAGCTAAATCGCTTTGGCAAAAGATTCTTGAATTGCGGATGGAAACAGGCGAACCTTACGTTCACTTTATTGATACTAGTAACCGACACTTGCCTGAGTGGCAGAAAGAATTAGGACTCAAAGTACATCAATCAAACCTGTGTTCAGAAATAATTTTACCAACCAATAAAGATAGAACAGCCGTTTGCTGTCTGTCTTCTGTAAATCTAGAGTACTATGATGCTTGGAGCAGAAACCCTCTGTTCCTCAAAGACATGGCTGAGATGCTCGACAATGTGTTACAGTACTTTATTGATAATGCACCTGATCAGGTAGCACGAGCTAAGTTCTCAGCAAGCCGCGAACGAAGTATTGGTGTAGGTGCATTGGGCTTTCACGCTTATCTACAAAGCAAGAATATTCCTTGGGAAAGTGCAATAGCCAAGGGTGCTAATCTGAGAATGTTTAAACACATACGAGGAAAACTTGATGTCGCAAATACAGAGCTCGCAGACGAGAGAGGAGAAGCTCCAGACGCTAAAGGAAGAGGCAAGCGATTTAGCCACGTCATGGCGATTGCTCCCAATGCGTCTAGTAGTATTATTATGGGGAACACTTCGCCTAGTATTGAACCTTTTAGGGCTAATGCTTACCGCCAAGACACATTATCTGGAGCTTTTCTTAATAAAAATAAGTATCTGGTGGAGCTTATTAAAGGTAAGATTGAAGCTGGGGCAACTAAACAAGCAGAAGACGAAATCTGGTCTTCAGTAATATCAAATGACGGATCTGTACAACACTTAAACTTCCTTGATCAGTGGGAGAAAGACGTGTTCAAAACATCAATGGAAATAGATCAGAGATGGGTTATTGAACACGCTGCAACTCGACAAGAGTTTATTGACCAAGCACAATCACTTAATCTGTTCTTCCGACCCGACACTAATATTATGTACCTACATGCTATTCACTACATGGCATGGAAGCAGGGATTGAAAACACTTTACTATTGCCGCTCAGAGAAGCTAGGCAAAGCAGATAAAGTATCTAACAAAATAGAAAGGCAGATTATCAAAGAAATTGATATGACTGCTCTTGTGAACGATGACACTTGTTTGGCATGTGAAGGCTAACTAAGAACAAAAACAAGGTAAAGATTTAATGGCAAAAGAAAAATTAAAACTCCAAGACGAACGAGCTACGTTCAAGCCTTTCAACTATGCTTGGGCGTATGATGCTTGGCTAAAACATGAGCAGTCCCACTGGCTTCATACAGAAGTACCGATGAACGAAGATGTAAACGATTGGAAAGGTAAACTCAACGAAGCTGAGAAGGGGTTTCTTACTAATATCTTTAGATTCTTTACTCAGGGCGACATTGATGTTGCGGGTGGGTATGTAAATAATTACTTACCACACTTTCCGCAACCTGAAGTCCGTATGATGCTAATGGGATTTGCAGCAAGAGAAGGACTACACGTTGCAGCATACTCTCATCTAATCGAAACACTTGGTATGCCTGAGTCAACTTATAACGAGTTCCTCGAATATGAGGCGATGGCTAATAAGCATGAATACTTTTTAGATTTGTCTAATGATACGCAAGATAAAACAACCATAGCAACTAACATTGCAGCTTTCTCAGCATTCACTGAAGGCATGCAGCTGTTCTCCTCATTCATCATGTTGTTGAACTTTCCACGTCATGGTAAGATGAAAGGCATGGGGCAAATTATTACTTGGTCTATTGTTGATGAAACCTTGCACGCCGAGAACATGATTAAATTGTTCCGAGAATACATTGAAGAGAACATTGATATCTGGAACGATGATCTAAAGGGAAAGATATATGCCATTGCTGAAAGAATGGTAGAGCTCGAAGACAAGTTTATTGACTTAGCATTCACTATGGGGGATATGGACGACCTATCTGCTGAGGATGTTAAGAAATACATTAGATATATATGTGATCGAAGACTGATTAGCTTAGGTCTTAAAGGTATCTTCAAAGCAAGAAAGAATCCATTACCGTGGGTTGAATCTATGATAAATGCACCAACACACACCAACTTTTTTGAGAACCGAGCAACTGATTATGCTCGTGGAGCCCTCAAAGGAGATTGGGGAGATGTGTGGGGTAAGGCGTGAAAGAAAAGTTTGTTGAATACTTCGCCACTATAGCAAGAGAGACAGCTAAGCTATCGTACGCAAATAGGTTGCAGGTGGGTTGTGTTATCGTAAAAGATAATCGCATCTTATCTGTAGGCTACAACGGCACTCCTGCAGGTTGGGATAACGCATGTGAAGAAGTTGTTCCACCGAACGAGTGGGTTGATTATGAGCAACTGAAAACCAAGCCAGAAGTATTACACGCAGAGGCAAATGCGCTGATGAAACTTGCACAATCAACTGATAGCTCAAGAGGTGCAGACTTATTTGTCACTCATGCACCATGCATCGAATGTGCAAAACTTATTTATCAAGCTGGCATTAAAAAAGTATACTATATAAAAGAGTACGAAGCCGCTAAAGGATGCGGTCACGAATTTTTAAAAAAGGCTGGAGTAGATTTATGCCAAGTAAAGTAAAACACGATATTATATGCGATGACTGCGGCGCTGAATACGTAATAGAATTTGATGAAGATGAGATAATAGACGAGCCTGCATACTGCGTGTTCTGCGCATTTCGCTCTGATGAATGTGAAGAGCTAGATATGCACGGAATAAATTTTGACGACTGATTGGTATTATCAAGGTGAGTTGTACACAGCCGATGACATAAACGACTACTACGGTTTTGTATATGAAATTACAGACCTAGAGTGCAACAAGAAGTATATTGGTAAAAAATTCTTCTGGAGTAAGAAGAGGCTGCCACCACTCAAGGGAAGAAAAAATAAGCGGAATAGGATAGTGGAATCTGATTGGCGCGAATACTACGGATCGAGCGAATCTGTCAAGCAGTTAGTCGAGTCGTCAGGCAGAGAAAGATTTAAAAGAGAAATTGTTATACTGTGCAAGTCGAAAGGCGAGTGTTCATATCAAGAAGCTAAACTACAATTTCAATATGATGTACTACTCAAAGACGAATATTACAATGAGTTTATAGGGGTTCGAATTAACTCTAAGCACTTGAAAAATATGAAAGATAATTACCAGCGACAATTAGAAAAATGATGTCTCTTCATCGCCGAAATGTCTCCACGCTTGCCACACTGAGGGCAAACTACTTTTTCTCGATTCTTAGCAGCATTGGAAAAGGATTTCTTGGCCTCATCACTATATACTCTTTGCGAAGCAGATATAGACATTTTGGTTATAGTCTCAGGAGTGTTTTTTCTACCCCTGAGCTTATCTGCTCTTTTCTTTTTGGTTTCTTCCGACTGTACGCTGCCAGTCCGGGCTTCAGATATTCTTTTACGAGCTTCTTCTGTGTGAACGAGGGGAATCTTTCTAGGAGAATAAGGTAACGCTCCGACTCTCTTGCCGTTCTCGCGTTGAATATTTCTGATGATTTCTTCTTTACCAATTTGGCCAGCCAGGCCTTTCCAAGCAAGTTTATCTTGCCAGCGACCATGCTCTTCATATAGCTTACGATGGGCTTCTGCGTGCTCTTCTACAGTGAGTTCTACAATATTGGATGGGTCGTCTGTACCACCAGCATGGCGAGGAAGGATGTGGTGTTTATGCGTATAAATATTCATACTGATACTCCTATTAAGTATTAGAGTGTATGGGGACGGCAATCCCGCGATACACAACTATTTATAATATCAAGGACATTGAGACATTGAGAGCAGATTATGGAAGTGACGGAAGCAATAACACCTGAGGGCACTGTCGTAGAGCCTGGTGAGAAAAGAAAATACAATGTCAGTGGTATGGAATTCGTATATACTGCTCCTTCCTGTGAGATAGTAACCTTTAAAAATTGCACATTGACCAGTGGAAGTTGGGAGCATGGTCTAGCTGGTGTGATTAAAGATGATCTATTTTATCATAGCCGCTTCACTAAAGACGCTAGTAACTTTCGAACGAAAAGTCCTTTCTGGTCTAACGCCCGAGGGGATTTCTCTGTTGACTTAGAAAGCGACTTCTTCTATAATTATACTATGGATGAAGTATTCACCTGGTTCAATATAGGGCAATACTGGCACTGGTTCTTTGAAGATCTACCTTTGATAAAAGCGTTCAGACAAAAGCCAGATATACCTATTGTCATTAACAGTCCCTTGCAATACCAATTAGACTCACTCGACTTCTTCCCGGACATAAAAGAAAGATTGTGCGTGGTAGACACTCCTGCTATTATTAACGCTAAGAAAGTTCATGCTGTTACATACCCAGCTATATCAGATAGAGGTAGAGTAGCTACATGGGCTACAAAGTTTCTAAAGGACAACCTTGTTACTGAAGAAGAAGGGGAGTTTAAGAGAGTTTACATCTCGCGTAATGATGCTATAGCCAGAAATGTAAAAAATGAACCCGCACTGATTGATATGTTGGTAGACGAGTTTGGTTTCGTACCTTTCAACACACATAAGACTAATAGTATGTCTAGTATGCCTCTCAAGGAGAAACTTAAACTCTTTGCAGCTGCTGATATTATAGTGTCGCCAACTGGGGCAGGCCTCACACATACACATGCTATGAAGCCAGGTGGAATCGTCGTTGATTTCAATCATTCTTTTGAAGTTGCAGAGGAATGTGGATGGAATAACATAGCTGATGTTTGCGGTTTAAACTGGCATACTATAGAAGCAGAAACAAAAGAGATACCTGCTGAAAGACCCAAGCCCAAGAACGCTCATATGGAAGTAGACATTCAACAATTGAGAAAGACACTGCAGAATGCAATTAATCAAAGAGCTTAATGGTCATAGTGGTGCATCCGTATCGTTGTATGATAATAACACAGTCGTAAAGAACGGATATAAGAAAGCTCGACAGAGTGCAGACATACTATTATCTCTACCATTTAAGACACCGGAAATATATGAGGTGACTGACGAGAGTATAGTAATGGAGTATGTCAATGGTGAGGACATCGCCTCGTTCCTAGAACAAAATGGAAACGAGGGTATTGATCTACTGATCGGGTTTATTGAAAAGTATTACAGCTGGTGCTTTGAAAACTCGACGACCTACAACTTTGGTGAAGAGCTTGACGACAAAGCATTTCAGATAGCTGATACGATCAACCTTGCGAGCCTGACTAATAAATTAAAATATGACATGCCAAAGAGTATGATCCACGGCGACTTCACGTTTGATAATATGCTGCACAAGGATGGGGAGTTCTATCTTATTGACGCCAATCCAACTAACCTGAGCAGCATATACTTTGATGGTGCTAAGCTGAGACAAGACATAGACGGATTTTGGTTTCTGAGATCTAGACCAGATAAAATAAACTTCAAAATATCCTGCAAGAGGATAAGCGAACATCTCAAGTCGACGTACGCCTTTATGAATGACGATAACTTATACTGCTTCATGTTGTGCCGTATACTACCTTATTGCAAAGATGATTTCACAATTAAATTCCTCACTAAAGAGATAGACAGAATA